TCAGCCAACATAACAGTAGGTGGAATCTCTTACACGATGTTGACGTTTACTGCATCGGGGACGTTAACGGTTACCACTCCTGGTTTGTTTGACGTCCTTGTTGTGGGCGCTGGTGGTGGTGGTGGAACAACCTATGGTGGAGGTGGCGGTGGGGGTGCCCCATGTCAACAGACTATCTATTTGAATGCCAACGCTTATATCACCATTGGAGCAGGTGGCGCTGCTAACCGTAACGGTAGTGCAACTCTTCTTTCTTCTACCGCTACAACTGTTTTAGATTTGACAGGATTTGGTGGTGGAGGTGGAAGCACTGCTGGTACTGCTGGACTTCCTGGTGCATCTGGTGGTGGAGGTGGTGGACAAGATTCTCCAGGAGCAGGTGGACTTGGTGGCTCCGCACAAGTGGATGGTTTGACTGGAAAGGCTGGTGCTGGTGGTAGCAACAACGCACCAAACCCAGGAGGTGGCGGTGGTGGATACTCTGCTGCTGCTTCTGGAGGTAACGGTGGTGCTGGATTTGACGCATCATCATGGCGTGGAGAGGCTGCCCTAACCACTCGCTATTGTGGTGGTGGTGGTGGCAGTTCTGGTGGTACTGGTGGCGCTGGTGGTGGTGGCAACGGAGGTTCAGCAGGAACAGCAAACACTGGTGGTGGCGGTGGAAGTGCTTCCGCAGGTGGGTCTGGAATCGTCTTAGTAAGGTTTAGGCTCTCGTAATGGCACATTTTGCACAGGTAGTAGAAAATAGGGTTACACAAGTAATTGTCGTGTCCAACGATGATTGCGGTGGAGGTACTTTTCCAGAAAGTGAGCCGATTGGTCAAACTTTCATTGCTTCCCTTGGTCTTGAAGGACAATGGTTGCAAACCTCATACAACAACAATTTTCGTGGTTGCTATGCTGGTATTGGGTTTGAGTACGACCCTATTCTTGATATATTTATTGAACCAACTTATTAAGGAGTAATTAATGAGCGCACAGTATTTTGCACAAATTGATGACAACAACGTCGTCACTCACGTCGCGGTGGTCATGGAGGATTTCCTCAAGGCTAATCCAGAACGCTATCCAGGACGTTGGGTTGAGACCTTCTTTGATACTGAAGGAAAGACCTACGCTGGTGTTGGTTTTATTTACGACGAAGAAACAGAAGATTTCACCCCACCAGTAATGCCAGAGGTTACTGAATAATGCCTCTGTCATCTGTTCTTGGAGCAAGTTCGGCAATTCGCCCAGGTGTTTGCACGTCTTCTACACGCCCATCAGTTCCTTACACTGGTCAAACAATCTTTGAGACTGATACCAAGCGTTTAGTTATTTATGATGGCGCATCTTGGGTATATGTAGCCGACGCCGATACTCCTCCTGGGCTGGAGTTAGTAAAGGCTCAAACATCATTTACGACCGCTTCAACAATAACTGTTGACAACGTATTCACATCGGCTTTTACAAACTATAAAATTATTGTAAATTGCGCTGCATCAACCACATCCAACGCACAAATGAGACTGCGGGGAAGTGGGTCAAGCATCAGCACTAGCACTTACAATGCTGTGTATTTGCTTGTAACCACCGCAAGCACAATAGCAAGACTAGCAAACCAAACAGAGTTCCGTTTTGGTACATTTGAGACAACTAGAAATTATTACGAAATTACTATTGGTGCTCCGCAACTTGCCCAAGCCACCACTTTTATGTCCGAAGGTCTTATAGCAGAGGGCGCAAACTATACGACTATGCGGCAAGAATATTGGCGCGGAGCAAACACAAATGCTACGGCCTATGACGGCATTGAAATTTATCCAAACACGGGAACATTCACAGGAACATACGCCATTTACGGATATAGGATTTAATAAATTACTAAGTAAACTACGGTATACTTAAGAAGTCAGGAGATATTAATGGCAACTTTTAGCAAAGTAAAACTGTCTGGTAGTACCAATGGTCGTGGTATTTCTATTTCCCAGACTGGAACCCTTGGCAACACTATTCATGCTACGGGAACCTCGTCTAGCACTTTAGATGAAATCTGGCTATATGCCAACAACACTCATTCTTCTGCCGTAACTTTGACCATAGAATTTGGTGGAGCAACGACGACAAGTGACCTCATTCAAGTTTCTCTTCCTGCTACCCCATCTGGACTTGTTCTTGTTTGTCCAGGTTTGATTTTGAGCGGAACTGGCGCTGCGGTAACAACGGTTACGGCTTTTGCTGGAACAGCAAGCAAGGTTGAAATCTTTGGATTTGTTAACCGAATTGCATAAGGATTAGTACATGAGCAGGTACGCTGCTAGAACTCAGCAAGGCGCAATTGGGAATTGGGGAAAATCCTCAACCTTTGGTTTTGTTGACAGTTATGGAATTGCAAGTAATGCAAGTACTGCCATTACTGTTAGTAATAAACCTTATCGTTTAATTACGTTTACATCAGATGGTACGTTAACTGTTACTACTGCTGGTCTCTTTGATTTCATCATTATTGGTGGTGGTTCATCTGGAGAAACTTCTTGGAATGGTAACGGCAGACCTGGTTCTGGGGGTGGAGGAAGTGGTGGTTATCTTGAAACCACTCTATATCTACCTGCTACAACTTATTCAGTTGTAATTGGTGTTGGTGGTGCAAACCCCGCAACCCAAATAGCATACAATTTTGGAACAGCATCAACAGTTACACCCAGTGGTGGTCAAGCCATTCTTGTGAATGGTTCAGCAAGTGGAAAAGGTGCTGCTCCTGCATGGTCTAGTAGTAACGCTGCACCTTACCCACTACAAGGTGGGACCAATGGCGGCTCTGGCAATAGCACTAGCGGTGGTGGGGGTGGAGGACTTGGTAGTGCTGGTAGTGCCGCTGCTGGTAGCACTGGTGGCGCTGGCGGTTCAGGAAAAGACATTTCTCTTTGGCTTGGACAGTCTGCTGGCACCACTCTTGTTGGAGGTGGCGGAGGCGGTGCAAGTAATACACAAGGATTTGGAGTAGGGGGAAGCGGAGGCGGTGGAGGCGCTGCACCAGGTACTGGAGTGGCAAACGCTGCTGCAAACACTGGTGGTGGTGGTCGTGCTGGTTCAGATACGGATGCAGGAAACGGCGGTTCTGGTGTCGTTTATGTAAGGTACAGGACATGAGTCAACGTTTTGCACAAGAAAAAACAAAGTATTTTATTGTTTTAACATTTGCTGCTAATTAATCGCTATGGCACGACGTAAGCCAGGTCTTCCTGCTGGACGTAAATCGCTAACGGAGCGAATTAATGAAAGCATGGCTGAGATTGACGCTCAGCGTGAGCGTACTCGTCAGCAAGTCGCTGGTAAGACGGTTCCTGGTGGTGCCGAAGTTGATGATAGTGGTCGGGCATTAGTTGACACTACGACTGGTCGTGAAGTAAGTCGTGAAGACTTGCCCATTTTTTCTACGGTTCACGTTGCCCAGATTGCCAACAAACCAGATGACCCAAGTAACTATGGTCAAGGACCTTCAGCAAGCACCAGGCTTTGCTCACACAAGTTTATCGTTGACCAGCCAATGATGGACTTATACGGAGCCAAAATGGGTTACGCATTGGTTCGTTTCCACAAACATGGGCGCAATGGAACTGATTATGTATATGGCCCTATGGACGTAGGCGTGTACGAAGCGTTTGCTAGAAGCAACTCTAAAGGCCATTTCATTAATACAACGCTTAACGGCTACGGGTATCGCCCAGCAGCGCAAACACCATACGCAAATGAGTTCTCTGACTTCAGTACGCCTAGTGGAACGGACGCTGCTGGCATTAGACTGTAACCATGCGTAAAATCATTGGTTACACGGCATTTTGGTTGTTTGTTGCATCTGTAGCAAATACCATTTGGGCGCTTTCTGTATACAACCGTTCTTTTTTAGTGACGCTACCTCTTTCATTTATTCTTGGACATTACGTATTTAAGGGAACAATGAACCTTGTTCAGGGCGTTGGTTTTATTTATTGGGTTACGCGAGACACCCATAAGGGCTTTTCATTATCTATTGGTTTTATGAGAGAGACTGATTACCCGTGGCGTACAGGTCGTGGATTACAAATTGGTATTGGTAAGTACGTATCTCAATTTGGCATTTGTAAACGAAATAAACCTCAAAATGAGATAATGGGTTTGACAATGGCTGTTAAAGGCCGTGAACTACAACACAAGCCCAAGGAGATTAGGGAATGGCGCTAAACCTTTGGAAGAAGATTACTACAAAAGAATTACCGTCTACACGGATTGGTCGTATGGACCTTCCGTCTTTGATGAATTGGTACGAAACAACCTTGATGGAGTTGGGTGCTAGTTTTGATAAGCACCGTTATCACAACGGAACTTACTCTGATTTAGACGAAGTATTCCAAATACTAGAGGACCTACATTACGAAATAGGCAGCCGTGCAGAACGAAACGGATGAACTAGAGGAGCCACTTGATATTGAGGAACTCTCCCCAGAACTAGATGAGGCATCTACAGAGTTTGTAGACCACCTTGTAAAGAAGTTAATTATCTTTACTGAAGAGTTTTGTGACATTGAGTTTTTCCCATACCAGATACCAATTGCCTACCGTTTGATTGAATCTATCATTCTTGGTGATGGTGACGAAGTTACTGTGATTGGTTGTCGTCAGTCGGGTAAATCAGAAGTTCTTTCTGGAGTAATGGCTTCTATGATGGTCATTCTTCCAAAGTTGGCACCCGTCTATCCAATGTGGTTGGAAAAGTTTGAAAAGGGTTTTTGGTGCGGTGTATTTGCCCCAACTGAAGACCAGGCCGATACTGTGTTTAGTCGCATTGTTACCAAGTTGACAAGCGAACATGCTCTCAACTTTTTGCTTGACCCAGAGATTGACGACAAGGCCGCTTCTGGTGGCGCTCGTGGTAAGGGCAAGATTATTACATTGAAGAACGCTGGGTCACTTTGCCGTATGCAGACTTGCAACCCAAAGGCAAAGATTGAATCAAAGACTTACCATTTTGTGCTGGTTGATGAGTGTCAAGAAGCCGATGAGTTTATGATTACCAAATCAATTAAACCGATGTTGGCGTTCAACAACGGAACGATTTGCTTGACTGGAACTGCTTCTCGCAACAAATCATACTTTTACAAGATGATTCAATTTAATAAAAGGCGTTTGGTAAACGGTGGTAAACGGCACCGACAAGCACACTTTGAATACGATTGGCGTGTTGCTTCTAAGTACAACAATAACTACGGGAAGTTTATTTCCAAAGAACGTGTTCGTATTGGTGAAGATTCAGACGAGTTCCAAATGTCGTATTGCAACAAATGGATTCTTGAAAAAGGTATGTTTATTACCGAAGAACGGCTTGAGCGTTTGTTTGACCAAAGCATGCCACTTGTTAAAGAGTGGTGGAGAACTCCAGTGGTTGCTGGTATTGACGTTGCTCGTTCTAACGACTCAACCGTTGCTACCGTGGTTTGGGTTGACTGGGACCATCCAGACGCTTTTGGGTTCTACGAACATCGTGTACTTAACTGGTTAGAAATTAATAACCAAGAGTGGGAACAACAGTACTTTGAAATAGTGGACTTTTTAAGGCACTATTCGGTAATCCGATTGGGCGTTGACTCTCAGGGTGTTGGTGGTGCTGTGGCAGAACGTCTCCAGTTGCTGTTGCCCGATATTGAGGTAATCGCTATGTCGTCTGACTCAAAGGCGCAGCACGAACGGTGGGTACATTTGACAGAACTCATTCAGCGTGACCAGTTGATTATTCCAGCCCATTCTAAGGCACGGCGTACACGACCTTGGAAGAGGTTTAACCAGCAAATGTCAGACCTTGAAAAAGTTTACAAAGGTCCGTATCTTTTGGCTGCCGCCCCTGAAGAAAAGGGAGCCTTTGACGACTACCCAGACTCATTGGCTCTTGCCTGCGCTATGACTGTCCACGAGACTATGCCAGAGGTACAGGTCGGCATATCCCCGTTCTTTCGGTAGAAACTACTAAAAAATGATAAAGTAGACGTAAGAGATATCCACCTTTGGAGGATTATAAAATGCAAGACCCCACCGTGAACATGTCCATTGCTCCGCAGAACCCGTTTCCCGAAGCGCAGCGCAACGTTTTTGAACGTTCTATGGCACCAAGCATCCCTGGTAACAAGGGGCCGCTTCGCTTTGAAGAGGGCGTGGCAACTGACACTGACATTCCAAACGACTTCTCAATTGGTGCATATTTTGACACCGCTCCGTCGCCCATGCGTCAGAACCACAACAACCCAGAGATGTTCTATAAGCATCCTGAGGACACCATGCGCGAGCGTGCCCACGTGGGTTCGGCTTCGTGGATTGAAGCCCCTGCCCTTCTTAGTGACTTTGTGACGGGTGCTATGGCTGGTGACGGGATGCCAACGTTTGAGATGGAGATGAATCCAGGTACTCACGTAAACAGGCCAAATCCGACTGTCGTTTTTGACTGATTAAAGCCTATAAAGGCTTAGCAGGTAACGGCTGTGGCTGGTGAAGGCGCTTCTCCTAGAGGTAGAAGTAGTGACCCTAGAAAGGTCATTATCCCGCTGACAACCTCCCTCTCTGGTATCCCTATTGCAGGGTCATACCAGGGAGGAGGTTTGTATGACTTCTCCGCAATGAAAAAGGCCCGTTGGTCTGAGTTTTACGGTTCTCAGCATGAACACAAAAACCTTGGGTATGACTACAACTTTAAGAATAGATTTGTAGCCAGCGACACTGGTCGTCGTCTTGGGTTTATTGGAAACGTTGGTGGTTACCAAACTGTACGACGAGAATCAAGTAGTGCAAAGGTAGTACAAGAACCTACTGATGTTTTTAAACCGCACCAGCCTTTTACAAAAATTAAAGGTGCTGGCGTAAGTCCACGAATTCGTTTTATTGACACTGCTCGTATGCGAAGCAGGGCAAAGTTCTTATACAACAAGGCAAACCCAGCCAACATTAATGAATTGGACATTCAGCGACGACTTGATTACAGCGAAGTTAAGCAGGTTCGTAATGAAAACTTTGGCCCTACAGACAAGGGCACTGGGTTTGGCAGGTTGCGGTGAGCGATTTTTGGATTGCAGTCATTGTTGCGCTTATCCCAGTAGTAGGTGGGGGCGTTGGTTGGCTCATCAAATTCATGCTTGAGTTTAGGGATGAAAACAGGGCAGACCATAACGTAGTCATGGAAGCCATCACAGAATTAAAACAAGATGTTCGTGATGTGAAGGGTGACTTACATGACCACATGGCTTGGCACGTTACTAAGAAAAAGTAAGGATTTATATGAAGCAACTACAAAATATCACTCTTCGTATTCTTGCAACATTTGCCGCAAGCGGTCTTGGAGTTATCGGAGCGGGAACAATCGCTGGAGTACCCGTGTGGAAGGCAGTGTTTATGGCTGGCATTGCGGGTGTGGCAACCGTAGTTGAGGGATTGTCTCGTGAGTTTTTGGATGATGGAAAACTTGACCTTGACGAGATTAATGAAGTGTTTTCAAAGGTTGACAAGAAGGCACCCAAGAACGAGGAAGTGTGAAAAAGAAAATCTTTTTTATTTCTTTGTTATTTTTAACCGCATGTGGTTACGACGGTTCATACCGCTATCCATGTCAAGACCCAGAAAACTGGAATTTAGATGAATGTAATCCACCAATCTGCGAGGTAGATGGAGCATGTACAGAGACCTTACTTGGATTCAATCCATCAGAAACAACTATCGCAGACACCGTTCCAACCGAGGAGACAGTAGCACCGTGAAGCAAAGACTTACCCCAGAAGAGATGGACTCAAGACTTAAGTTTGTCGTCGGCTGTGTTTTGGCTGGCGTATTAACTATTACTACGATTGGCGTTCTTTACGCTCTTGTGTTTGTCACCCAGCCCATTGGCGCTCAGGCAGAGAATGACAAGATGTTCTTTGGAGTGCTGTCCAGCGTGGCAACTTTCATCACTGGTACACTGGCTGGTCTAATGATTTCTACTGGTAGAAATAAAGAAAATAATACTGATACAGAGGAGAATACCAATGCCTAAGAAAGCCCCCTGGGATTACATTGTTCCCGTTGTTATGCCACTTGACCTTCAGGGAGTTGTGCCTGGAAAGTTGCCGCCAAAGTTGCTGAAGCCAGCAGTTGGTGGTGGCAAGTTGCACCATCTTGCAGCAAACGCATGGGCGGCAATGGTTGCCAAGGCTAAGGCTGATGGCGTTGAGTTGAAGCCGACTTCAGCAGGTGACACATACCGCGAATACGAACTTCAAAAGAAGGGTTTTCTTTCGCGCTATCAGAATGAGCCAATTGCTGGTGTGAAGCCAAAGGATTTTGAAGGCAAGAAATGGTACCTCAAGAAGGGTCAGGCCCCCCTTGCAACGCCTGGGAAGAGCATGCACAACCTTGGGTTGGCTGTAGACGTTCACTCAGCCGCTGAAGAGAAGCGCATTAACTGGCTTATTGCCAATGTTAAGACTTTTGGTTTCTCGTGGGAAGTCGTTCCTGAAGAACCGTGGCACATTCGTTATGTTTGTGGCGACAACGTTCCTCAGGCAGTGGTAGAGTTCAACCAACAGCAGAAAGCGGTTTAACAAACACACTACAACTTGGAGCACAATTTGGACAGTTCATCACTGATAACTGATTTACTAAACCCACAACGAGAACATAAGCAAGTAAATTGCAAACTGGGTAAGTTGTTGGATAGTTTGTCAAGCGAAGAGTCTGACGCAATTAACAAAGCGATTGAGATGATTCGTACAACGCAATACCAAGGGAAAAACAAAACATATAGTACTGTATGGCTTTCAAAGGTTCTCCGTAAAAACGGATACCCTATGAGCGTAAGTACTGTTCAACGACACGTTAACAAGGAGTGCTCCTGTGACCAATCTGACCAATGACTTAAACGGACCAGAACGCAAAGAGCGTGTCATTGGTCAGTTAATTGATTTGCTGAACAGAAAGAACATCAGCATTGATGACATAGGTGACGTAAAGCGCGTATCTATTTATCAGTCTCTTACCAAGAACGAGGATGGTGAAGCAGAGGTTCATGACCTTGCAGCCATTCAGTTTTCTCCTACTTGGGATAGTGGTCCTAAGTGGCCTGTGGTTCATCAAGGTCCTTCATATAAGTTGCCACCTAAGAAGGCAATTAAACGAGAAAAAGCAACGTACAAAAAGGACGTCATTCTTCCTGACATGCAGATTGGTTACTACCGTGGAAGAAGCGGAGAACTTGAACCAACGCACGATGAGAAGGCAATTGAGATTGCCATTGAACTTATCAGGCATGTCAACCCAGTAACGATTGTTTGCTTAGGCGACAACCTTGATTTGCCTGAGATGGGTAAGTACCTCACTACACCTGCGTATCAGCAGACTACTCAAGCAACAATTGACCGAGCAACACTTCTTTGTGCTCAGTTGCGTGAGGCTGCACCAAAGGCAAAGATTGTGTGGCTTGCAGGCAACCACGAAGAGCGCATGCCTAAGTACCTTCTTACCAATGCAGCAGCCGCATACGGGTTGCGTAAGGGAAACACTCCAGAGTCATGGCCTGTTCTTACAGTTCCATACCTTTGCCGAATGGATGAGTACAAGGTTGATTACCGACCTGGTTACCCAGCATCTGATTATTGGATTAATGAGAAGTTGCGAATCATCCACGGCGACCGTGTGAAGTCGTCAGGCTCTACTGCCCACGTATATCTCAACAACGAAAAGACGAGTGTCATTTATGGACATATCCACCGAATTGAAACAGCCTATAAAACGCGAGAAGATTTTGATGGACCTCGCACTATTATGGCTGCTTCACCTGGTTGCCTTGCTCGTATTGACGGGGCTGTCCCGTCTACGAAAGGTGGTGTTGACCTTGATGGACGACCTCTTACTAGGTACGAAAATTGGCAGCAAGGTATTGCGGTTGTCACCTACGAAAACTCTGGAGAACACAAGTTCTCGTACGAGGTAATGCCAATCTATAACGGTTGGACTATGTATCAAGGTAAAGAGTTCGTAGCCAAGTAACCATGACAACCATCATTGGTATACAAGGCGACGGTTTTGCCGTAGTTTGCTCCGACTCTCGCATTACAACAAATGGAGATGGTACTGGGCAGATTGGTACGCTTCGTGAAGGCTCTAGCAAACTTGCCCAGAATGGTAAGTACATACTTGGAGCCGCTGGAGATGTGCGAGCAATCAACATCCTTCACCACGTGTTTCAGCCTCCAGCGCCACCGCCAAACACAAAGGGAAAGAAATTAGACCAGTTCTTTACTGCTCGTTTTATCCCTTTGTTAAGAGAGTGCTTTGAATCACAGGGGTATGCAGTTCCAGACAAGGACGACAAAGAGCATATTGCTGAACAAGGTTCATCAGTGCTCGTGGTTGTCAATGGGACTATCTATGTTGTAGAAAGCGACTACTCGTGGTCCTCTGAAGCCTCTGGTCTTTATGCACTTGGTAGCGGTTCCTCTTATGCTTTGGGGGCACTCCAAGTATTAGTTCGTAACAAAAAAGTAACTAGCCAAGTTGCAAAGACTTGTGCGCTTCGTGCCTTGGCTATTGCTTCCAAGTACGACCCCAACACAGGGGCACCTTTCCACTCCTTTGTGCAAGGTGAAAAAGTGAGCGCCAAACGGCGTAAAAAGGTATAATCATTAACACAACACTCAAGGAGTAGTTCATGAACAAGAAAATCAGCGTCTCTAGTATTGCTGATGTGGCAACAAAAGGTGGTGTCGCAGGTGTTATTTCTTACTTGCTTTCCACGTGGAATATTGACCCTGCACTAAACATCGTAATTCTTCCTGTTGCTTTGTATGCACTGAATGAGTTGAGCACGAAGGTTGGCGACCCCAACATTGCTAACTTCTTTGCAAAGCAGAGCAAGGTCGTTGAAGCAACCATCAAGGAAACGGTTGCTCAGGCAATCCCAACCGCCAAGCCGCTTAGCGAACTTACCAAGCCAGCACCAAAGAAGCAGGTTGCTAAGAAGCCAGCCGCTAAGAAAGCAAAGAAGAAGTAATCAAGTAAATGGCAATTGACTTCTGGTCACCGTCATACCGCGCTGCTGCAAGCGACCTCACGGTCGCAATCAGCCCATTGGGTCTGGTTGAATTAGCAGACGAAGAGTTTGAGGTTCATGGACCACGCCTAAATAGATACTCATCTGCTTGGGCGTGGTACTTGGGCCACCATTGGTCGTATCGCCGTGAGATGGGCGAAGCCCAGTTCTACATGAACTACGTCCGAACTATGTCGGACTACATCACAAACTTCTGTTTTGGTAAGGGTGTGCAATTCAAAGCCCCTGAACAGAACAATGCAATCATTCCTCACTTGCTTGATGATGTTTGGAACTCCCACAATAACAAGCACAAAGTGCTGTGGGAAATGGGTCAGTTGGCTGGAGTCACTGGAGACTGCTTTGTAAAAGTTGCTTATGAAGAACCGTACGTTGACAGCGTTGGTATTCCTCATGAAGGAAAAATCAGAGTCATTCCTCTAAACCCAGCACATTGTTTTCCTGAGTATCACCCTCATGACCGAGACAGGTTGCTTCGTTTCAAACTCAAGTATCGTTTTTGGGGAACGTCTGCTGAGGGAACTCGCCAGGTTTATACGTTTACTGAAATCCTTACTGACGAATTAGTTCAGCAATTTATCAACGATGAACTAATTGACGAGTACCCAAATGCAATTGGAATGGTTCCTGTTGTCCACATTCCAAACGTTAGCATTTCGTCATCTCCTTGGGGCCAGTCAGATATTTGGGATATTATTCCGTTAAATAGGGAACTTAACGAGAAGATGACTGAAGTTTCTGACATTATCAATTACCACGCCGCCCCTGTAACAATCATTACTGGCGCTAAGGCAAGCCAGTTGGAGCGTGGGCCAAAGAAGGTTTGGGCAGGTCTGCCTAAAGATGCAAACGTTTTCAACCTTGAATCTCGTGGGGAAATGTCAGGTGCTTTGGAATACATCCAATTCCTAAAGCGCACCATGCACGAAATTACTGGAATCCCAGAAGCAGCGCTTGGTCAGTTCCAGCCAGTATCCAATACCTCTGGTGTGGCTTTGGCTATCCAATACCAGCCATTGATGAACCGCTATCAGATGAAGAAGATTCACTTTACAAAAGGTTTGGAGCGCATTAACGAATTAATCATTCGTACTGCTGCGGTATTTCGTCCAGAAATGTTGGTTTATAACCAGTTAACTTCTGCTAAGCCAGAGCGTGACAACCTTTTGCAACTTGACCCAGCAGACCCAATTACTTATAAAACTACTATTCATTGGCCCGACCCGTTGCCTGTAGACGTTCTTATCAAGTTGAATGAGGTTCAAGCAAAGATGGCTTTAGGTCTGGAGTCTAAGCGTGGCGCTCTGCGTACCTTGGGTGAAGAGTTCCCGAACGAAAAGATGGAAGAAATCTTTGAAGAACTAATGGACGACGCCATTGACCAGGGGTCGTTGAACATGCTTAATGCACAAATACAAATGGCAGTCATGCTGGCAACTGGCATGGCTCCTGGTGCTGAAGGTCCTGGGGCTACGTCGGCTGGGGGGCCGAACGTATCTTCCGCAGGAGGTTCTGAAGGTCCAATGCCTGGAACGGCTGTTGGCCCGATAGAATCTGACTTGATGAATCAATTGGTAAGCAAGGCTTATGGTGCTAGGTTCGCCCAGCGTCGTAATCCAGAAGAATAATAACCCGTTTAATTAATTCAGTTAATACACGCCGAACTAGAGAGGTACACACCTATGGCAAAGCAATCAGACGACTCTGTAATCATTCCAGTTGAGGCTACTACAGCCATGATGGATGAAGCAGACAAGGTAACTGGTCAAAAGGGCAAGGCTTTTACGGAAGATGAAGTTGAGAACATCCGTAAGCAGGAAAAGGACAAGATGTACAAGCGTCTTGAAGAGGCCGATTCCCGCACCAAGGCACTTGAGGAGCAATTGAAGGTTCTTTCTGACGAGCGCGAAAAGGCGATTAAGGAAGCCGAAGAGCGTGCTAAGAAGGAAGCCGAAGCCATCCGTCTGCGCGAGTTTGAGGAGTTGAGTGCAAAGGAACTCCTTCTCAGGCAGGAGACGGAATTTAACCAGAAACTCAACAACGTTGAGGCTGAGTGGCAGGCCCGTCTTGAGGAGATTGACCGTGACCGTCAGGCACAGGCAGCCCTCTTGGACAAGGAGCGCCGTCACCAGGAACTTCAGACCTACATTGGTCGCCGTATGCAGGAAGAGCAGGAGTACATTATTCCTGAACTTCTTAACTTGATTAGCGGCTCATCTGAAGAAGAAATTGAAATGCAGATTAACAGGTACAAAGAAGTTAGTTCTGCTATTCTGGAAAATGTTCAGCGAGCGACGGCGGAATCCCAAAGTCGCTTGAAGGGTGCGGGTGTAACAGCCCCACCAGTTGGGCCAATGGAAACTCAGATGGAGCAGCAAACGTTAACAGCGGAGGATATCCGTAACATGTCAATGGAACAGTATCAAAAAATGCGAGAGCGACTTTTGAACGCACGTTCTTCACGGGGCCGTTTTTAGACCCTAAGAAGAATTACAAATAACTAACAACACCTATCCTACGGAGGATATTCTCTAATGGCACTTCCCGCACCAGCAGGTGGAGCAATTACGGGTGCAGACCTGTCGGCAATTACTACGACTGGTTACTCGTCTGACGCAACCCTGTCACCCGCAATCCAGACCATCTGGAGCAAGGAAATCTTGTTCCAGGCAATGCCCGTTCTGCGCTTTGAGCAGTTCGCTGTCAAGAAGACGGAACTTGGCGTCATGCCAGGTCTCACCGTCAACTTCATGCGTTATAACAACCTCACCACGGACGACGCCGTTGGCGCTGAACTGACTGAAGGTGTTCGCATGGAGCCAAGCGCTCTGTCTGCTTCGCAGATTCAAATCACCGTGAAGGAACAGGGTAAGTCGGTCGCAGTGACCGAGTTGCTCCTCAACGCAGCGTTTGATGACGTCATGGCGTCGGCTTCCCGACTCCTTGGTCGTCACATGGCCCAGTCAATGGATATCCAGGCTCGTAACACGCTTTACAAGGCTGGCGTTCCGTTCGGTGGTGGCGCAGCAGTTCCGCCAAGCGTTGTGTTCGGACGCAAGACCAATGGTTCCACCCGTGGTTCTATCGCTCCGTACGAGTACAGCGCCGCTGGTTCGGCTTCGGCCCCTGGCTACCTCTCGCCTGCAACCATCAAGGACGCAGTTGAGGTTCTCGCTGGTCAGAACATCCCGCGTCTGGGCGACACGTACGTCTGCTTCGTTCACCCGTCGCAGAGCCGTTCGCTCCGTGACTGGCCTGAGTTCATTGAAGTCACGAAGTACGCCGCTCCTGGCAACTTCATGCTTGGTGAAATCGGTCGTCTGTACGACGTCGTGTTCATTGAGACCACGCAGGTGCTCAAGGGTCAGGCTACGTCGTCTGACGTCGTTGACCTTGATGCCGCAACTGGTGGCTTCCAGGACCCGACTGCTGACTCGTACAACGCAATCATGATTGGTGACAACGCCTTCGGTCAGGCCATTGCATTGCCAGTGGAACTCCGTGACGGTGGCGTCATTGACTTCGGTCGTGAGCACGGATTGGCTTGGTATGCAATCTGGGGCTTCGGAGTCATCACCCATGAGAGCCGCGTGCTCATCAACACCAAGGGTGGCGCAATCGGCGCTTCCTGATAATCATCAGGTAAACTCAAGCGGGGGTCGGTGGGGAAACCCACTGGCCCCCTCTGTTTTAGTAACGTATAACATTAGGAGAATTACATGGTACGAAAGTCACAGCAATTTGCTGAACCCGTTGAAGACGATGGCGTTCAGGTCGCAATTCCAGTTCCAGAAACTGGTAGCAACCTCACTCAGGCTCGTGTAAAAGGTACATGGACGATGTACTGGGGCGGTTCGGTGTATAATTTTGTTGACGGAAAACGATTCAACATTCCTACCGATTTGTACAACTATCTGCGTAACAATGGCAACATCTACGACACTCTGTAAGGGGTAATATGCCAGGGTTTACAATCCCTAATGCACCAGATACTGATAAATCTACGCTTGACCAGGCAGAGCCAGACCGTGTTGATTTTGAAATCTTGGGTAATCGCAGGAAGGGCGTTGTTTCTGGAGGCGCAGTAACGGCTGTTTCTGGCAACATTGTTGCCGTAGCCTCTGGCACCATTTCCTATGAAGGTGCTGATTACGCTCTTAGCGCAAATGCCTCATACTCACTATCAAGTGCTCCTACCTCTGGTAACCGTTTTGACCTCGTGGTTGCTCGCTATGCAAGTAGCGCCGTAACTATCCAAACAGTTACGGGAACGGCTAGTTCCACCAATCCACTTTTCCCAACACTTTTGAGCACTGACGTTGTTCTTGCCGCCGTACTACGGCGAGCAAATGAATCAATTGTCTCTAACGACATTATTGATAAGAGGGCTTTTTCTCCATCTGTTCCTTCGGCAACAGTTGATTGGAGCAATGTTACTAGCAAGCCAGACCCTGTTATTACCTTGGGTGGAGACCTTAGTGGTTCAGTAACGCTTACTGATTTAGCAAGCGGAACTCTTACGGCAACCATTGCGGCAAACTCTGTAACTCTTGGAACCGACACGACTGGAAACTACGTTGCCTCGTTAGTCGCTGGAACTTCTGTCAGTTTGGCAAACAACACTGGAGAAGGCGCAACTCCCACTGTTTCAGTAATTGCTGACGACGACCAAATTATCCTTAGCACTGCTGTATTTAACTAGAGGTCGCAATGACCGATAGGCCACTTTCAGCGCCAACAGGCTCAGTTCAAGATATTTCTATTATTCGTCGCATGATGGTCAAGCGTCATCGTGAGCAACAACCTGCTTTAAATTACCCAGACCAAGACACCATTGATGGTGCAGACTCATCGGACGAATAAGCAATGGCCCACTTCCCAGCAACAATAGTTAATGAAGTCACTGAACTTGCTCGTACGTTCTTACGAGATTTTCCTAAGTTCTTTCAGGTTTCGTTTGATGCTGTTACTCGCACCTATGAATTAGGCAATCCAAACATTGACAAAGACTCTCTATATGTTGCTATTTACACGTCTACTACGCCAGTTGAGTTAGCAGCATCTGCGTTTTCTTTGGACGCAAGAAACGGTATTTTGCGACTTTCGTCAACTCCAGCCGCAAACTCTAAGGTAATGGTTGAAGGCTATTACTACGAGTGGATTCTTCCAGCAGACCTTGATTTCTATGCTCACCATGCGATTGAAGAGCATGTATATAACCTATCTGTGCCATTGGAAAACATGTCAGGAATTGTGATTGACACAATCGGTATGGCAACGGTTGTTAACGCTTTGTGGGCTTTGCTGAGTGAATACAGCCGCGACATTGATGTAATGACGTCCGAGTCAGTCCATATTCCTGGAAGCCAGCGTTTCAGAATGGTTCAAAGTCTTCTTGAGTATTGGCAGCGCCAATATGAAAACCAGGCTCGTGCTTTGAACATTGGCGTTAATCGCATTGAGGTAATGAACCTTAGCCGTGTATCACGGACAACGAATAGGTATGTGCCTATCTATATTGCTCGTGAAATCGGTGACTACGGTCCGATTGAGAGAGTATTCCCAGAACGAGATAAGGGAACTATTGAACTTGAAGAGGGCGGAGACGACCTGCGTGAAGACGTATTCGTAGATACCAACCCTCCAAGCAGTCTTTATAACACTGGATTCTTCTGATGGACCCTAGGGTAGAACTAGGTCTCATCAGAAAACATTACCGTGAATACACTCGTAATGTAGGTGAGTCTGTAGTTTGGTATGAGTTTTTGCCGTTTGGTAATGCGGCTAGTGCAACTGGGTCTTACTTTGACGATGTGTATGATGAAGGCGTCAGTGGTACTGGTGGTAGAAAGTACTCAAGTGGCATAGTAGTCCCAGTTCTGATGATTACCGAAACTGAGGACCAGAAGCGTTCAATTCCTGAAGGTCGTCAGCCAGTTGAGGTAATCAACCTTGTTGCGTCTATTGAGGAGTTTAGGTTGGCTGGGATATCTAATCCTTGGGAATATAAAACCCACCTAAACGACTTGTTTATGTATGACGGGCGTTATTTTACTGTCACTTCGTACAAAGTTCGTGGTCGTGCAAAAGACGACATTATCGTTGTAATTGAAGGTCTTGAGGTGTACATGAACCAAGAGTACCCATTTGACCCAACAACGGTCTTTAACAATATTAGTAATTTGCCCTGGCCTTCTGCCCTTCCGTCTATCTGATAATATTGGTTTAACTTTGACGAGCGTCAAAGGGTCCAATTGCCTAGAAGTTATGGGGTGCTATGAGCACATCTACGTCTGCTACCTCTGCACGAACTTCTAGACCGTCATTCCTTTCTGGGGAATTTGAAATTGTTCGCTATGCAGAGTTTCTTGCTAAGGAGTATCCCAAGGCTTTGGCTGACGCCATTGACGCCGCAGTAAAAGAAGAAACTGTGGCATTGCAAGAAGCAGCCCGTCAATCTGACAATGGTTGGACAGGGATGGTTTCAAACCTAAGTGTGAGTTACAATGAAAACTCAGGGACACTTGAGTACGGTATTCCAAATGACAGCGACTCGTCTCGCTCTGCAACAGATTTGGAGTATGGAGTTCCTGGTTCTAATGCTCCTCAGCCGCTTCTTCGTTCTTTTGTAAAAAGCCGTGAAGAAAGTTTTGGGAATATTATTTCTAATAAAGTTGCTGCAACTTTAAATAAGAAGTACCGATGAGCAGAGTTGGGTTTCTCCTTGCCGAAGATGAGGCACTAAAAGCCTTGTTTAACGGCATGACCGTAACGGATGATAGAAACAACGAACGTCCTGTTGAGGTTTTTTTCCGATATCCAGAAGGAGAAACTGAGCGTTCTTACCCGTTTATCACTTTAGAGCATATTGATATTATCCATGCTCGCAATCGCCAGCACTCTGAATCAGATATCTTTTTCAGAACTGGTGCTGGTGGAGTTCCCGCTATTCCTAGTGGGTCTGCAAACCGTATGGACTATTGGCCTAGTGTTTCTACTAACTTTAGTTTTAAAACTGGTAAAGATGCCTATGGTTATTTGGAAGCAAACGAGCATGTTCCAGTAGACCTGTTGTATCAGGTTTCTACCTTTACCAGAACTGCCCTTCATGACCGTCAGTTGAGCGCAAAAATGCTTACTGAGATATTTCCGTGGCGGCGTGGGTTTATTGACATTGGGGCTGACGGAACTATCCGTCGCTTAGACCTGCTTGACTGGACCACTGCTGACCTGCTTGACCCAGAGGCTGGTTATCGTAAGCGTATTTTTCGCAAAGTTTACACCGTACAAATGACTGCTGAGATTCCGTCATCTCATATTGTTGGTCGTCATGCGGTTCAAGAAGTTATCGGCACTGTTGAGCGTATTAACAGTGTTGTTAATGGCGTTTATAATATGGATAGTAATTCCGAAGAGGGGCTTCCAGAATGAGTACAGTTTTGTTATTTCAGGTATACTTTAACTAAGGAGTAATTAACAATGGCATATTCACGACCTGGCGTATACGTTTCTGAAGGAACGTTTGCCACTACCGCAACTGCTGGAACCACGACAGTTGCTGCTGGCTTTATTGGCACTGCTGCACGAGGCCCAGTTGTTCCCACCAAGATTAGTTCTTGGACTTCGTATAAGGCTCTCTATGGCGAACTTGAGAACGCCTACGACCTTGGCTACGCTGTTTATCACTATTTTGCCAACGGCGGTCGTACTGCCTACGTTTCACGAGTCTATTCAGCAACTTCTGTGTCGGCTTCGGTAAACGTTGCTGGAACTGTAAATGGCGGCAGTTCTACTACTGTGTTCAACCTTCGTGCAGAAAACCCTGGAACGTGGGGTAACAACCTGACTGCTACTGTTACCGCTGGTGTAACTACTGGCAACGAACCTACTTTCAATCTCACGATTAAATTGAGTGGTATTGAAGTTGAGCGTTGGAATGAGGTCAGCCTTGACCCGAACGCAAATCGCTATCTCCCAACGGTTGTAAATAACTATTCAACGTATGTTCGTGTTTCTGGAGTGGCTGCGTACTCTTCGGCGTACACCGTTACTGCTGTCAGTAACTCTGCTCTTTCTTCTGGAAGTGATGGCGCTAGTATCAGCAACGCAAACTGGAATAGCGCTGTTTCAGCATTTGACGCAGTTTCTGAAGAACTGGTTCTCAACATGGTAGGTATGACTACTGCTGCTGTTGTAAATAACGCTCTTTCGTATTGCGAAACTCGTGGTGATTGTTTCTTGGTCATTGACCCGACAACGGTTACGGCTGGTGCAGATGCTTTGACCGCGATTAGTGCATACACGGCGTCTTCTTATGGCGCTGTGTACTATCCAAAGTTGCAGATGGTTGACCCGTCTAAGAGTGGTTCGGCAGCCGTTCGTGACACGTTCCCTGGTGGAGCCATTCTTGGTTTGTACTCTCGTGTTGAAGCCGAGCGTACGGTTGCCAAGGCTCCTGCTGGATATGCGTACGATTTGCGTAATGCTCTTGGTCTTACTACCTCGTTTACTGAGGCAGAGCAGGGTACGCTTTATGACTCGCACATCAACACGCTAAAGGCTGTTCCTGGTGCTGGTGTCATTGTTAATGGTGCTCGCACTTTGAAGAAGACGGACATTACCAAGTTCGTCCCAACCCGTCGTAGCCTTAACTACATCAAGTCTCAGACAAAGCGTCTCACTGAGTTCGCCGTGTTTGAGCCAAACAATGAGCGACTTTGGACGACCATCCAGGTTCGTCTTTCCAAGTTCCTTGCTGACTTCTGGGCTTCTGGTGGTCTCAAGGGACGTAATGCAAACGAAGCGTTCTACATCATTTGTGATTCCACTAACAACACGTCAGCAAGTATTGAAAATGGAGAAGTCCGAATTGAGGTCGGGGTTGCTTTGCAGACTCCCGCCGAGTTCATCGTAATCACAGTTAACCAGTTCACTGGTGGCTCAAACCTCACAGAAACACTTTAAGGAGTAATAATGGCTCTTGCACAGAGAACCGACCCGCTTCGCAACTTTAAGTTCCAAGTTCAGATTGTCCCGTTTGGAGAATTGGGAACTGAACACGCTAAGGGGCTAGGAACACTTGGCTTTGCTGAAATGTCTGGTCTTAGCGTTACCAATGAATTGATTGCTTACCGTGAGGGCGGAATGAATACTCATCCGCACAAGATGGTTGGACAGTCAGACTTTCCTCCTGTCTCGTTTAGCCGTGGAGTATTTGCTGAACAAGCCCAGATGTGGAAGTGGCAAACGTTTATCCATTCGTGGCAACAGGGAGAAGTTAAGGGAAGCACTGGACTAACGCTTTCAAACAACTCAAACAACTACCGTTGTGACATTGTTGTTAAGGTGTATGACCACCCATACACTCGTGCAGATGGTTCTTCATACCAATCCAATGACCTTCCAAGCGACACCACAAAACCTGGTAATGTGCGATTGGCTTTTAAGTTGTTCAACTGCTGGCCTGGTGTTTTTGCAATGAATGGCCTCAATGCTGGAGATAACGGTATCCTCATTCAACAGATGACCATTCATCACGAAGGTTTTCAAATTGCATTTGGTCCTGACGATATTGATAGTATCGCCACTGTTAACTAACTAATAAACAATTAAGGAGCACTACATGGGTACTAACTTTGAATCTGACGCTGCCGTCGTTAATGAGTCTTTACAAGACCCTGCACCAAAGATTGATTCTCCAACCACGCTTAAAGTTGACCTTTTGCGTGGTTATCAATCAAAAGGTGAATGGCTCATGTCGGCAACAGTCCGTGAGTTGAATGGCGAAGACGAAGAAATCTTGTCTGCCTATGACATTCAAAAGAATGTCACATATTCTGAATACATGACACAACTCCTTCGTCGTGGAGTTGTATCAATTGGCGATTTGGAAATTGTCAAGCAACCAGCCATTCTAGAAGAACTGATTGTTGGTGATAGAGACGTGTTGTTTTTGGCTGTTCTTAAGGCCACCTATGGTCGTTACCGAGAGTTTCAAGTCACGTGTCGTGAGTGTTCTGGGGACAACGATATCACGATGGATTTGGAAAAAGATTTTACAATTGAACAGCCACAGGTAGATTTGCACGCTCCAATTGAGGTCACCCTCAAAAATGGAGAAGTTGTTCAATTGCGTTACCCAACTGGTGGAGATAGCCAGTTTGTAGGAAAGCGCGGCAAGACGACTGCTGAACAAAATACACTGATGCTTAGTCGTTGCATAATGTCCAATAAAGCCACCTTAGAAAAAGAGGCGTGGGCAAGAGGGTTGTCATTGGCTGACCGAAATAAGTTAGTCAAGTCCCTTTTCTCTGCACAGCCAGGGCCTCGTATGGAAGAGGTGGAAACCCAATGCGCCCACTGTAGTGCTAAGATTGTATTAGCCCTTGATTGGGTCGCACTTTTATTTGGCTAATTTAGTTAGGGTTTACTGGGAATACGAAGCGATTGCCTCTACGTATAGAGGTTTTGGTCTTAATGACCTGAAATCTATGACGGTAAGACAACGAACATACTGGTTTCGTATGGCTCGTTGGAGAAACTCTAGCGGAGGCTAATAATGGCAGATGAGGTAAACCTAGGAGGAGGAGCCTTTGGGACCCCTGCCGAAGGTAATGCCGCTAGTACAATGGGTAATTCCGTTGTTAACTCACGCCTTAGCGTTGACCTCAAAATGCTTCAGGGTCTTAATGATGAGTTAAGTAAACTCAATGAAAATACTAAAAAGATTAAGGCTAACTTTAAGTCTTTAATTACAGATACAAAGAGCCTTACTGCTGAACTAAATAAAGCCGCTACTGCTATGGGCAAGGTTAGTGGTAAGTCTGGTTCTAGTTATATGGACACCAGTAAGGGCATGCCTGCTGCTGCTGATATCAGTGCAATGCGTCAACAGCAATTTAACGATATGGAGCGCATCTTAGGGATGCTAGGACGAGGAGGAGGCCCTGGTGGTGGTCCCCCAGGTGGTGGTCCTCCAGGTGGCGGTGGCGGCGGAAGAATCCTTGGCGGCCTACAAGCATTTGCAGGTAATCCGTACGTTCAAATGGCTGGACAGGCTATTCAGGCAGTCGGTCAAACAATTGACAATCGTGTTGACCGTAATCGCTCATACGCTCTTTCTGCCGATAATCTAAGCGTTCAACTCCAACAACAGTATGGAATGAGCCAGCAGCAGGTGATGACAAACCTGCGTGGTCCTTTGCGCGGTTACCGTTTGGGCGCTGGTGGAATCAATGAATTACTTGCTATGCAATCACGGACTGGTATTAATGCGCGTATGCAGGCTGGGTCTGTTGAGGGTATTAGGACTC